TTGATTAGTAAAACACCGGCCAAACTTATTCAAAAAGTGCTCTTGGTGCCGGCCTGTGAAGTCGTGAGTAAGCTCATCATCAAAGCTCATGTCGCGTGTTCGCTCGATTTTACCATCTTTTGGGGTGGTTTTGCCGGCATACGGTGAGCCTCCGCGATCGTTAGCGCGCTTGAGCCAGTTAACACAAAAACGAGCGCCGTTTACTTTCCGCTTTCCAGGATTCGCATCAGCCCAATTGGCTATGGCCTCCAGCTCTTTATGCACGTCGATATTTTCGTAGGCTCTCTGCCACTTAATAATTTGCTGATCGCTTGGCTCGAAGTACGTGCCGTCTTTTAGAATGATCAATGAAACCTCTCCTCAAACGCTTCAGCTAAAATTTTTATTGCTTCGGCTGGCTCTTCGATATCGGAAACTTTTACAAACTCGATACAGACAGCCTCACCCCCCATTTCTTGCCAGGCGTCGCTGTACAGCTCAGTTAAGTCATATATCCAATCTTTGAGAAGATCAGCACGCAGCATTGGATGCAAACTGTCCCAGCGATCGCTAGTCAGCACCTCGCCTTCACCGTCAAACTCGTTGAGTCTTAATCTTATGTCTTTTGTGAACTTCATACGTTCTCCTTTTTTTTAGACAATAGTGGTCATTAGAGGGCTATGGGTGACCCTACATAAACCATAGCGCGCTTTGCGCCAACTCATTTCCCAGTACAACAACAGTCATCAGCAAACATTTTTAACAGTGGGTATCTCTGTTACGGCTGCTAAAACCGCCCCTTATAGTCACCAATACGCTGTTTATTCCCGCCCTCAAAGGTCGTTGTCGTAAATCTGGCTTTCTTGAGCGCCTGCACCATGCGACAGGTCTATTTGAAGAGGCTCGACTCTTGCCGAGCAAAAGGAAGGTAATTAATCCTATCAGTAACACGTCGTAACGAGTTGTAACGAGTTGTAACGTGTCGTAGAATAACTACGTTCTTTTTGTTCGACACTTAAAGAATACCACAGACTTCGCTATCAAGGTCAAGTGGCTCCCTGGCCCCTCTATTCGAGGGGCTTTTTATTTACCAGATGATAAGTTGCATACCGCTTGCCGTTCTTCACGGTAACCTCTGTGTGGATCGTATAGCCCTGCATCCTTAAGTCATTGATGCGAGCAGCAAGCCGAAAACACTGATACTTATCCAAAGCCTCAAGCGCCGTGATTGGCGCGTTTTTGAGGTGATTTAATACACTAAGTGTTTGACTCATTGTCTTCCTCCCAAGATAAAAACTCTTCAAACGACAAACCGAAGTAGTCGCACACATCGACAATGCGCGACAGCTTCATGTCATCAGCCTTCTTCCATCGATGCACCGTCATTGGAGTGACCCCCAGCTCTTTCGCCATAACGAAACCGTGGGGATCACCACAAGACTCCAATAACCCGGTGATCTTGTCTCCAACTTTAAAATGGTAGGTCACTGTCAAAATCCTCAGCAGGCTTCATAGCTTGTCGGGCTTGTTGCATGCCTTTGTTATGGACCTCATCTTTTGCCGTGGTGCTGAGAGACATAAACGTGTTGCCGTTCTTGTCTTTCTTCAGCCACGCTGACAGCCAGAATTCCGCACCACTGCCATCGGTATAGCTACCCTTGTAGTCAGGGTGCGTGTCCTTTTCCTTTCTGTCGTTCTTAAACAAGACTCCGCGATTGCTGTTGTCATACTCCATTTGCTAACTCCTTTCTTGCTTGATTAAATGCGTCGTTACCTTTACAGGCCGCCCGCTCTTCGGTTGTGAACATCCCACCCTTGGTAGGTGCTCTGAACAGTATCGCCATCGTGTCGTGATCTATGTCGCCCCACATCCCAGCGAGTGAATACCAATCTTCATTGGCGATTGCTTCTTTTGCGCCGTTGATCCAATCCCAGTGCTCACGGACAGCCTCGTTGTACTCCAGCAGATCACTGTCTGTACTAGGCTTGGCTTCTTTAAACTCTTCCGCCTCATCCTCTGAGTACACGTAACCATGTAAGCCAGCCAGCTTCAGGATCACGCGGTCTTTAGCGCGCTTCTCTGCCATTGCGAATGGATATGCATTCTTGCAGTTATTTGGCGCTACCTCGCCAATCGACCAGGCCTCCATATCGCCAAGCCGTCCGGTAACCTGAATAGCCACCTGCTTGTTTGCTGGGTCGGTCACTAAATGAATAGGCGCATCGAATGTAATGCCCTTTTTTGCGGCAATCTTCTCAAGCGCCTTATGAAGGATTACGCGCGTACCATGACAGTCCCAAGTCGAGGTGCTGGCTGTCTCGCCAATCTCTTTTAGAACGTCAATAACAGGCTGTGGAATATCACTCATTATCTTCTCCCTTTATCCATTGCTGTTTGCCTTTTTCACTTTCAATAAAACGCTCCCATGCAGAAATAAAATCGGTAGCTTGGTTTCCCATGTGCTCCAAAATATCTGCAACTGGCACATTCTTTGCCTCTGCGTCATCGAGGATTGCTTGCTTTTGCTGAACATACTGGCCGATCTTGCTCATACCGCTTGCCCCGCTACTTCTGAGGCACGCTCCATGCGCGCAAGGTCATATCCAGCCGCATAGCCCTGAGAGTAGGCATCAGACATTCGAGGCTTCAGCTCCATGTAGTGGCCGTGATAACCGGCCTCAAAGCCGTCCCTGAACTCCCTAGCCAAGAGACGCACAACTTTCTCCCAGTTTTGCGTCAAGACTTCTTCGTAGCTTTCCATGATTACTCTCCGTATGCGCGTGCGTTAATCACGATGCCAAAATGCAGATCAAGATTTTCCTCGATCGTTGGGCGCGCGTAATTCCAAAGCGTCTCACGCAAGCCGTCGATGAAAGGGTCTGCCGGTCGCTCTGGCGCAAAAAGATTGATGATGAACTCTGCGGGGTTGTTGGCTCGCAACAAGGCTTCAGAAAGGATCTCGCCATATTGCTCTTCTACCTCTAATACTAGGTAGCCTTTGTCCTGCATGCTGAACTCGTCAATGCGGCTCAAGTCGCCATCGATCTGATCGTACAAATCTACAGGACAGTAGAATGTTTCCACTTTGCGCTTGCTATACATAAGTTGTCTCCCTTGTGTGCGTCATTGCACAAGGAAACAATAACACTATATGTTATCGATAACAACTATTGTTATGTAATTAATAGCTTCCAGAGCGGATCATGTCGGTGACTTCGATTGCTCGCATGCCCACTTGGATGGCCCACCTGGAGTCAAGGAACTCGTCGGCTGCGGTGTCGTAGTCGCCAACTGCCATTGCTGACATGGCGTTTTTAAAGCCTAGTAGGCGGGTAAAGCCTAAGTTAAAACACAGGTTGATGAGGGCGTCTTGTCTTACAGGGTCAAGATCGACAAACCACGACAATGTGCCCAGCTCTTGCCGGCAACGCTCGATGTCGTTTTTCAACAAGTAATCGATCTCGTCATCTGACAATCCAATGCCGCCATTAGGGTCTATGTTGCGACCAACACCCACAGTGATCATGTCCGCACTGCACTTATACGCATGAGAGCGCACACCCTCGTGACGCCGAAGCTGTCTAACTAGATCACTCATTTCTTTTTCATTGCCATAATCTTGTCTGCGCCTCTTATGCCGAAGCTTGCACAGACACTGACAAAGAGCAGATATTGATACCATTCTGGTAGCGTATCCAGTGCGGCAAATGCCATGTCTACACGTTCGATTACGGTAACGTCATCTACAGCTATGGCGTAACCGATCATAAAAATAGGGGCGGCTAAACAAAGGGTCCAAAATTCGTCTTTCCAGCTCGACGCAGATGCGTCAGCCATCTTGGCCTCCCACTCCGCATCATTTTGAATAACTTGTAATTTTCTTTCATGCGACGCCTGCTTTTCTTCAGCTCGTCGTTTAAAGTGTCCGCCGATTAACTCACTTACGGGTCCGATTAGTGCTTGCCACATCGTCATCCTCCCAAAGCACGCATTGCAGCCGGGTAACGTCTTGCTCCACACATATAAGCTTGCCATAAACTGCGTAACATTGCTCGTCTCTTACGATGAGCGTGCGCCAATCTATACAATCTTTGCGCTCTGGGGCGCTACAAGCGGTTAAAAAGCACAGGATGACCGGAAGCCTACTCGTCATCTTTTTCGTTCTGATACAGCGATTCTAGCGTGCCTACACGGATTGTTAGGCCATGCACCTCATCTTGTATCTTCCTGAGATCACGTACATCCATTTGCACGCCCTCAATAAGCATGTCTTGGCGAGCATCATCAGGCAGACTGCCTAGCTCTCCACGGGGCCACAAAATGCGGAATTCTGTGTTGCGCTCTATTTCTATTTGAGATTTATCAAGGGAGTGCTCAAGCGT